GCTAGAACAGGGTGGGAGGTCTTCGCCCGTGAGCCTCTGGAACTCAGCATCTTGATGGATCTTGACGCGCCCACGGACATAAGCGTCTCGCTCCTCAAAAGACCACAAGGGGATATCAACCATGACGATTGGCGCTTGAGGATATTGGCTGTCAACCTCGGCCTTCTTTCGTTGCCAATCGCGCAACACAGCAACGATTTGTAGCTTGCCAACCTCGATGTCTTTGCAGTGCTCAACAAGCCATGCGTAGAAGTTGAGTTGCTTGTCCCACTCTGGCTTGCCATAGATAACAGACCACGCCGAGGTGCATTTATAATCCAGCACGGTAACCTTGCCGTCTGCTTCGCCGCGTTGAACGTCAATGGCACCACTAATGACCCAGTCTTCAACCTCGGCATACAGGCGTTCTTCAGATATGTGACCCTCTACCTCATTGTCCTCAAACATCTTGTGGACGGCAGTGCCGAGAACAGACCACAGCATATCGGCGGCATCTTCACTTATGTGATCATCATTCTCCTTGCGAAGAATACGAACACGAGGCGAGTCAATAAGCTGAGTAACGGATCTGTTACTACTGCCCTTGGTGTAGTCGCTTCGCGTGAGCGCTTGAAATACAGGCTCCGGTAATGCTGTGTGGTTCGTGATTTTCATGCTATCCGAAATACCCGCATCTGATCGCCGTCTCTTATAACACTGAATTTCTGATCAGGATTCATTCGTTGGTATCTCGAAACCCTCTGCCTCAAGGCTCCAATCAACCTCTGGTCGCTGACGGGTACTGGGGCGAGAAAGGAGTCTCCGACTTGCATGTCTCGAAACGGCATATCCGGCAAACGAGATCGTTGGGGAATTGGTACGTTCTTTTCGATGTGAATACTCATCCTGTTCTAACTCCATTGGTAATTCGCCCCGCTCAATCTGGCGATAAACATAACGTGACATCTTGCTCATTTCTCCACCCTCTTGTATTTTGTCTAATCGTACTGACGAGGTTATTGTATGTCAATAGATATTATAAACATCACGATACATGGTGAGCCATGTAGTAAAGCTAATTCTCGTAGAATTGTCAGGAGTAAGAGCGGCGGCTCGATGGTGATCAAGTCTAAAAAAGCGCTCGATTATGTGAAGAGTTTTGCCGAGCAATGCCCCACTCTGGAAGAGCTGATTGAAAAAGATGTGGCGATTGAGATCACGATATTTTATGCTAGCAGACGGCCAGATCTTGATGAGTCACTCATACTCGACTGCCTTCAGGGTAAGGTTTATAAGAATGATCGTGCGGTCAAAGAAAAACATATTTTTTGGGGGGGCGTGGATAAAGAGAATCCGCGAGCTGAAATAAGTGTCAGATATTTATAAAAACGTGATGAGCAGGGTGATTCATCAGGCGATCAAAGATCTTGTTTATGCGGGGCCGCAAGAAAAGCAAGACGCCATCCAGTATCTTCATTCTGATGCTTTCCTAGAGCATTGTGACATAGCCAAGTTTCCGAGAGGCCTTCAGGACGCCTTGGATGAGATGCTATTGCTATCAAAAGCGGAGCAGAAGATTGTCGCCAAGATGGTGGTGGAGGAATTAGCTGATTGCGGCTAAAAAAAAGGCCCCCGAAGGGGCAAAAAGGGAAGTGGGTGGTACTTACTAGGATATTCCTAGGCCTAGGACTCTTCTAGCCTATGAGATTCCTATAAATAATTAGGAATCTCATAGAACTAGGACTCTTCTAGTCTAGGACTATTCTAGTAATGCCAAGTAAATATCAGAAAAAAGGCAAAGGAGCAAGCGTCTTATGCATAACTTGCAAGATTTTGTGCTTCAGTACCATCAGAGCACAAGGGCATCATGTCCAGCATGTAGTCCGGATCGCAAGAAAAAAGGAGAAAAAACACTATCCATTACCGTGAATCACGACAGTACCGTCTACCTGTGTCATCACTGTGGCGTTACTGGCGGCGTGAAGCGCAAAAAATTCTACGAGGAACATATGAAGCCGGAGAAGGTCACAAAAATACCCACGCAACTAAATTACAACGTGGATCTAATAAAAGAGTTCTTCAGCAACAGAGGGGTAGAGCTTTCCTCTCTCGATAATTTTCCACCCATGACTACTGGCACAAAATGGATGCAGGGTGAAGAGCGCCCCGCAGTGGGGTTTATTTACGGCAACAGAGACAACCCAGACGCCATCAAATGGCGGTCAATATCCGGAAAATCATTCACTAGTGACGGAGCGGCTCGTTCATTCTATGGCGTGACAGAGCTGGAAGAGGGTCAGGATGAGCTAATAATCGTTGAGGGCGAGTGCGATGTCATCGCGCTGGCTAGCGTTGGAATTAGGGCCGTTTCGTGCCCCAACGGAGCACCTGCGAAGGTGAGCAATAAGAGAGTAAGTCCCGAAGAGGACAATAAGTTTTCATATATATGGGAAGAGCGTGAGCGTATTGAGAAATGTAAGAAGATTGTCCTTGCGACAGACAATGATCAGGCTGGCGAGGCGCTGGCTGAAGAGATTGCTAGACGCGTTGGACGAGCAAAATGTTGGCGAGTCAACTTCCCTGACGGCATCAAGGATGGTAATGACGCGGTCAGGGAGCTGGGAGCTGATGAAACCAAAGAGATCTTCGCAAGACCTACCCCTGTGCCACTGTCCGGTGTGTATGGCGCGTCAGATTACAAGGACTCGGTAAAAGAGATATACACCAGCGGTCATGGCCGAGGGGCATCCACCGGATTCCCTGCTGTAGATGACTTGTTCACAATAGCAGAAGGACAGCTATCCATCGTCACTGGAATGCCCGGTTCCGGGAAGAGTGAATTTATTGATATGTTAATGGTAAACCTTGCACAGCAACAGCAGTGGAAGTTTGCCGTGTGCTCTTTTGAGAACCCGCCGCATATGCACATCGCCAAGCTGGCAGAAAAGATATCCGGCAAGCCATTCTATGACGGCATCAGCGAGCGCATGACAGAGGATGAGCTTGAGGAGTCACTGGCGTTCATCGACAAGCACTTTGTATTCCTTGAGTCCAAAGACGGCGGCATGGCAACCATCGACAGCGTTATTGATCGCTGTAAGCAGGCCGTCATGCGGCTAGGTGTTCGCGGCTTGGTCATTGACCCGTACAACTACATCGAGCAGTCGGGGCAGGAGGAGCACACCGGCATCAGCTATATGCTTTCCAAGATAACAAGTTTTGCGAAAGCTCATGGCATCCATGTCTGGTTTGTCGCCCACCCCCAGAAGATGTACCCCCGTGAAGACGGTAGCTACGCAGTGCCAAAGGGCATGAACATATCCGGAAGTGCGGCGTGGTTTGCGAAGGCAGACCTTGGCATCACGGTGCATCGGGCAGAGGATTCAACTGAGATCCATTGCTGGAAGTCTCGCTTCAAGTGGGTCGGACAGCAGGGTATGTGTTTGTTGAAGTACAATATGCCGAACGGCAGGTTTGAGGAGTTTCATGCGGCGCCTGATAAGAGTTTTGCTGAGAAGTATGGCGGCAAAAAGCGGGATTGGGATTCTTTTGACGAGTTCTAGGGGGAGCCATGAGGCCAACAGATCTAGGCACTAACGAGATACACAAGCGACACCGAACCATGGTCGAGGGGGGCAAGCTCCCTCGAGCCAAGGTTATGGATCAACTTGTTATAGACAAGTACCTGATAGACGGCTTGGTAACACTTGCACAGCATCAGGCGGCTGAGTACATCCTGAATCAAGCGGTCAAAGCTGGCGTGTATACGCGCCCCCTGAACTATTCGGAGCCGTCATCGGGGGGTGTGAAGAAAGGTAACATCAGCGACTATTTGTTGCGGTTTGGTAACACCATGTCACTGATAAGTCGGCGATATGGCGAGTACGCAAGCTATCTTACTGAAGAGGTTGTTTGTCATAACTGGGATGTGTCTGGAGATGGCGGGAAGCTCAGGGTCTTGAAAGACTCGCTGGACTTAATTGTAAATCTCCGTATGGCGGGGGGTCGCAATCCAATGCGACATATGAGGAAGGGTGCGGTGGTTGATTGAATTGGCCCTCCATGTCTTTGCGCGACTTTTCGGCACTTCATTCAATCTTTGGCTAGGACGCCACCGCTCGCCCATACGGAGGTTAGTCGCGCATGGATCAACTCTTACTTATACTCTCGGGGCCTTATGATCTCAAGAATCTTGTGCGGCCCCTGAGTGTCCGGCCTGCACGTTACAGCTAGGTTCTTCATGATAAATACATCTCGGCCCAAGCTGTCCGCCATAACCATTGCGGCTTTAACGGCGTTTAGCTGGTCACTGCTATCCCACGGCATCATAGCGCTCCTGCCTTACAGAGCTTCTGATCCAAGGGTTAACCCTACGCTCTGCGGGGCTCATTGGCGGTTGATAGCCCGAAAGCTTCCCCGACAGAATCTTTCGTATCTTCGATGAACTTGAGTAACTGATGCAGGTATCCGAATCAACCTGACTCAAATACCCGTCATTTACCAGCGACTTCATGATGGCCCTTCCGTAATCGGCGCTTACATTAAGAATCCCGAGAATGTCGGACAAGGTAAAGCTGTTCCCACTCCTGTATAGCCTCGAACTAACTACCTTATTTTCGTACTCTTCCTGAGTTCTTTCCCTCATCCTTTTTACCTCCATCGGCTGGTTTTTTAAAAATACGATCCCAGTTATCACTGAACTTGTCAGCATTAACAGACCTTGGCCTTTGTCTTGATCCCTTGCTCATGCTTTTATCCAACCTAAAGGAAAGGGCAACGTGCGTTGCAGGTTAATCCGATCAATAACGAACGGAAGGCTAGATATCCCCCGAATGGTTATAGGGGTATACGCTCGACCTTTTGTGTTGTAATGCCTGTAAAACTGTCGTCGTGGCACCATACGCTCGGGCAACCAAAGGGTGTCCCTGCCATCACGGGGAGAGCGTAAAGACCTCTTTTTCTTAGGGTTATTTCGCCACTTGCTATTGACCCGCAGTAGTGACCATTTAGTGCGCCGAGGGCCGAAGGCTTTTGTAGACTCACCCCCTATTACCGCTCCCCAAACCGTTCGATAGCGTCTATGCCGCCCCATCAGTCCTCCTCCCTCTCACAGAAGTCGTGGTACGTTCCCTCATAATCGGGCCAGTCCCCACGTTTTACCATCTCGCAATACTCATTCAGGGACTTTTCCTCTTCTTCAAAATCAAGAGTGCCAGCAATCCCCAAGAGAATCAAAATCACCAGAGTGGTGCCCAAAAGCGAATACGTGCCAATCTGCTCGTCATTCATTTTCCATCTCCCATTCGATTAGGATTTCAAGATACTCCCGCGCCTTTCTGAGGTCGTTAAGACCCCCCTTGCTTTTCCAGCGGGAAACGTATTTCACGACATTGGCCTCGCACACCCCGAGACCGTTGGCCAACGCGTAGTACGTTGGTTGCACTGCAAGCTTGGCATAATGATCGCCGCCAACTTGACTATCTCTTCTCAGCTTCATCAGCTCTCCCATTACTATCATCAATTATCAGAAACTCAGACCCCTTTTTAGACGCGTAATTTTTCGCCCTAAAAAAAGCCTCTTCTTTTGTCGAACAGAGGCCCCTAATAGCACCCCTCTCGACTATCCTGTAGCACCCCTCGATGCGGACAACTCGCCCACTAAAACCTTTACCTTTCATGACCGTAGTCCCCCGCTAGGATTTTGT